CCTTCATTGAAACCACCCTTCCTTTTTTTGAATTATACTTCATTCCACCACGAACGAACTTCTCTTGGATTACATTGAAGGTCTTCCAAACACTATTTCCAATATCTCCATCTCTTTCAGGTCGTAAGAAATCTTCAATCTTAATGTTAGGAATCGATCCTTTCTCCCAACGAATCATTGCTGATTTGTTAACGAAGTCAACCAACTGCCCTTCATTTAAAAATGTGGATTCCATCTTACCTACAGACCTCTGAACGATTGGTAATCTTTCAGCAAATTGATCTGTGATTTGTCTTACAGTACTCAAGTCAAAATTCATGTGTCTAACAGAAATTGCGTCTGCAATTGATGTAGGAACGGTAAGTCCGTTGGAACATACCAGTCTGTGAAGTCCTGAGCTCACAGAGAAGGCACTAATGCCATTGTGTGAGTTCCTTATCACCGCCTCAATCAAAGAATCTCCTACTTGAGGAAGTTCCCCGTTACGAAGGCGAAGCTCATGTTGAGCAAATTGACCTCTACCTACTTGTTTGGCTGAATAAACTTTCCAACCTGCGATATCAAAATTTTCCACAACTTCAATCGTTGGAACGAAGGTGTACTTATTAGACATTTTTGGGTCGGGACTTGTAGCGAATACTGAAGGAGCGATTTCTTGTAGTGTTTGTATTGATAACATATTTTATTGTTTAGAACACAAAGATAAGTTTATTAATTTGAACCGCCAAATTAATTTAAACAAAAATATCCATTTTTAAATTTAACGAATACTCTATCATCTAAGAATTCTTCTTTTGAATGGGTTTCTTTAATTGACTGGCCATTCAATACCCTACAGATATCATTTAATTGTTTTTGCGTGAGAGAAGCGTCTTCTCCTTTTTCATGATTAGTATATGCAACCTCTTTAATTTTGTTATAAAATTCTTCTTCTTTATCTTTTGGGACTAAATTAAGAAGGTCTTTCTGATTTTCTCTGAAAAATTTTACAAGGTTATTCATGTATATCTCAACATCAACACTCATATATTATAATTTTAAGATTAATAATTATTCTTGTAAGTCCCACATTCCACCACCCATATCACTTCCTTTATCTTGAATGGACTGAGGTACTTGAACATTTTCACTTCCTTTAAGATTCAAGAAATATAGGTTTGGTAAGTCTGCAACACACTCAGGAATTGTTTTAAGTTTTGGATTATTAATTAATGCCAAAAATCTCAACTTAGGTAATGTACAAACAGAATTTGGAATACTATCAACACAATTGTCTAATAAAATCATATTCAAGTCTTTAAATCTTCCTATTTCTTCAGGAATTTTTACAAGAACATCACTTTTGTTATCTCTATTTTGAATTTGGAATTCTTTTAATGTATCAGGTAAACTTCCGATTAAATCATCTAAACCATATAATGCAATAAATTTACCTATCGCTCCGTGACTAAAACTATCAATAACCAATTTTTCTCCTCCTACAGTTAATCCTTTAGCAAACTCAGGTTTAAAGAAATCTTTTAATTCTGCCATTGGCCCATTAAGTAATTGAACCAAATCTTGTTGACGGTCATCTTTGTCCATGAATTGATTTGATGGAAAATGGAACTGATAACGATTTTTAGGCAATCCTGTAGTTGGAGATATATCTGTATCATTAGGGTTAAATATAACATATAATGGGCCATCCTTAATATATCTTTCAAACCATGAAGCACCAGGTGCAGATGTACACCACCTTGTTTCTTGGTTATTACCACCATAGAAACATGCAGCCTCTTTACCAACTGCTCCCTTATCTTTAATTTCAATTACTTTCCAATTATCACCATCATACATTAATTTAGCGCCAGGATGAACAGGAGCAGTTTTTCTTTCGGTCTTAGTTGTTGTTGCCAACGTTAAATCAAAATCTTTAACAGCATCGTACAATAAATCAGGAGTTAATTTATTAATATCTCTAGCTTCAGATGGTAATTTTCCTTTGAATCTATCAAACTTCTTAAGGTCATCTGTAACTTTATACAAGTCCTCCATGAAAGTCGATTTAACCTGCTTAACTTCTTTGTCATATCCATTATCACCAAGTTGTCTTTCAGTCTTTGGAGTTAAATAATTTCTAATTATCCATTGAACATACTTACCAGCTTTAACTTTTTCTAATTCTTTTGAATCAGCAGTTTCAACATCAATATTATTTAATCTTGTTGTTGGATCCGCAGTAACCAATTGGATAAACTCTTGTTTAGTCAATTTTGGTTTACTCTTAATGCCTTCTTTATCTTTAGAAGGTTTGGTCAAAGCATTGAACAATACCTCGAATCTTGACTGCTCTAGTATTACTGATTTTAATAACGACGTGAATTTCATCTATGGTATTTTTATTTAATAAATATCTTGTCAATACAAAAATAACTAATAATTCAATATCAACAGCTCTTCTCCCATATTTTGTTTCACATTTTTTTTCGCAGCAGCAGCTTTAGCAAATTCTTTACGCTCCCACCTATACTGATTTTCAGGAAACCAATCATGTAATTGTGGAAAATCATAATATGATAGACTAAACTTACCCTGAACCCCATTAAGGACATTTGCCAGTCTTTCGTGGTCTTTACTATCAAAATCATGGTTAGAATAATAATTCTCGGTTTTCCAATAGGGTGGATCCAAATAGATATATGTAGATTTTGAATCATATTTGTTAATCACCTCAGCAAAATCCATATTCTCCACATCTGTAATTTTAAGGAAATGTTCCACCCAATCAGGTTTGCTTAGCTTATCCCTAAATGAGAGGTATTTAGACCTGTATTTTCCCTTCAAATCAATAAACGATGAAGTCTCAGGCTTACTACCTGAAAAGACCTGTGTGAGGACGTAAGCGTACTTAGCGGCGACCTCATAGTCATAAGGTTGTAGGGTGACATTAGGTGCAAATATTTCAGCCTGAAAACTGACAAATTGTTGTTTCATTTCAGGAGGAGTAATACTAACCCCAATCTGTTGAACAGATATTGCATCTAACGCTCTTTGCAATTCAGATGGATTCTGAGCACATTGAAATAAATTATAATTTAAAGGATTAAAGTCGTTATAAACAACTTTCTTTAGATTTGGGTATTGACTCAAATCCATATTAAAGAAACACCAAAACATTCCACCGAATGTTTCAACGTATGTTTCCATGTCTTGTGGGTAGAATGGAACTATCCATTTACCGATGCGACTCTTGCCACCAATGTAACTCATTGCCATAATCTATTTTTTTCTATATCTTTTTTTATTATTAATTATTTTAATCACTTCATCAAATATAATTTTTTTTCTTTCAAGAAACAAATTGGTTTCGGAATAAAACCCTTCATATATTTTTTCTATGTCTGTCATCCCCGCCCACCCAATATATTTAAATTCTTTATCTTTAGGTCCATATAATTTATTAATATTAGTACCAAAAAGTATATTCATTCTTTCATTTAATTTATTTAACATATCTAACGAACCCCCAACTATTCTTAAATCACCTCGTTTTGTGCCATCTCTTTTATCAAAACTTGTTCTTATACATCCATCACCATCAAAATATCCTCTCAAAAAATGTTTTTCCAATTTTTCATCAATATTAGGATATTTCAATGTAAAAGTTTTATTCGGTGTTACGCCTAACTTAATCAAGTCAATAACCATTTTTTTACCTGAAAATCCAACCTCACACATCTCCCTTTGGCCATGAAACCAAATATCCGTTTCACCATCAACATAGTTAATTAAAGATTCTAATATATGATTATCTTTAGTATGTAATTTTAATACTAATTTATATCTAGATTTTTCATTATCATAAATTACTGACCCATCAGCATAAATAAATCCCAAAAAATATGCTTTATCCTCCGTATCTATTTGTTCAAAATAATCCTCATTATAATTCTTTTTTCTCATAATACTCCTTTACTAATTTTTGAATAAATTTGGAAATACTAACCCCCTCCTTTTTCATTTTTTCAAAAAAGTATCGGTCAATACTAATTCCGTACTTAACTTTTTTATCTTCATTATTTTTATTAGGTCTACCTATCTTTGCCATATGTTATAAATATCACAAAATATAGTAAAAGTGCGTTATAAAGTAAAATTATTTACAAATATATTT